ATCTGGTCTAAATTAGAAGAAATACCGGTTATATTACTCCCATCCCCCACAAAGTAATCCGCGGTAACATTTCCGGTAACTACAACATTCCCACTGGCCACCAAAGAAGTCGTCGCATTCGTAAACTGAACGGTATTAGACGTCACATTTCCAAGGTTTACGGTTTGTTCGAGTGCAGCCGTGGCGGTGACCAATTCCACTGATCCAAGCATTAAAGTCCCACCTACGTTAAGGTTAGACGAGGTAGTCACACCTGTCGTGACATTCGTGAAGTTGACTGTTCCCGCAACATCGGACGCTGGAGGCGCGAACTCGATCGCACCGAGTTTCATGACGTCCGTCTGGATGTTTCCCGAAACTTTAAGGTGGGCATTATTGATGTTAAGAACTGAGTTCTCATTCGTCACGTAATACGACATATCTACTATTTGGGGAGGTTAAAATTTTTGGGAAAAATTGAACGGTTCTTGCAAAGTGGGACTCGGTCCACTTTGGAGGAAAATGTTTAATCCCATACTATCCCTGTGAGTGTTCCATAAGCACTGTTCCACCTATAGTAACTACTAGAATGATTCCCGTTGACCTGCAGTTCACCCGTATACGAATCTCCAGGTGTCAAATTAGACATGATTCCATGAAATCCGTGCCCATCTAAACGGTTATTATTTATATACATGTATTTTATCCAACCCGAGCTACTTGGAAAATATGTAACTACATTGGTACGCTCATTTTTAACGGCTAATCTAAAAAGAACTACCCTATCAGTTGTATCAGTATAATCACCTGTGATTTGAATAGAGAATAACGGATTTTCCGAGTACGATGTCCACATTTCACCGTAAGGGGCTAATGTTACCCAGTTAGCATTAGTAGTACTAAACGAACCGGTCAATCTTGCGAACATCTGGGCTCTCGTTTTTCTCAGAGACCCACTTATGTGAACGTCCCCTCTCACATCCAAAGCTGCCCGAGGTTCCGAAGTCCCAATCCCCAAACGCCCCGCCTTGAGGGTCATGCCCAAGTCCCCGTGCCCGAAATACTCCTTCTGGTAGGCATAGAGCTGGTAGATTTCGTCGGAGGTCAAGGCCCGGTCGAAGAGACGGAAGTTTGCAATTTTACATTCAAGTGGGTATTCTAGTCCGTTGGCTGTCAAATATCGCCCACCTATATTTAAATTATTACTTCCAGTTATTGAGTAACTGGTGGTTGGATTCCACGAAGTTCCGTTATGTAAAAGTTTCACATTGTCTATATACATTTCACAGTCTTGAAGACTCGAAGCACCCTTGAATAATACCGTCATATGAACCCATTTACCGGGCACAAATTTATAATCAACATCAAAAAATCCTCCGTTAGCCGACTCTATCCTAAAATAGTTGTCACTGTGCACATATACCGCCATATTATTCCCTCCGGTCAAGCCCGAAGCTGGTCCTAAATAATATACAGCTTCCCAAGCAGTTGGGTTATCGAATACTATCCACATAGATGCAGTATGATTAGACAAGTCTGCGTTTACGGGTGTCAAAATATAATCACCCGTTCCGTCCAAAACGAAAGCTCCGTTCGATATTTGTGGGTTACCATAGGCCGTCCCGTTATTGGTCGTACCTCCTAGACCTGATATATCACCCGCCACCGTCGAAACGGGCTCATTTCCCAAGTCCTTCGCATCATGATACACCTCCAACCAATCCGTGTTGGGAACGTTGGCAACAGACTTTACGGTCACATCAGTTCCGTGAGCCTCGGGGTCGTATTCGGGGACGCCGTAGAGTTCCCATTCACCAATGGATATACCGTCAGGATCATTTGCTCCCTGCACTCGCCGTCTACCAACTAGGGCAAAATATTTATAAAAATGATCTGAGTTTACATCATCAAAAATTTCCGGTCTGTCGGGTTCAAGTGTTCTTGTTCTATTATCATATCTGAAAATTTCACTCCACTGATCATTAGTTTCCCTTTTCCCGTATATGGTAGCACTTTGAGGAAAGTGATTATGGTCATTATATTGTTGCCACAAATGGAAGGATATAAGTTTAATAGCAACAGGTAATTGGATGCTTATCCATTCACCATAATCTGTATTAGTATCTAATCGAGGTGCAATATTTGTGCCAGAGGTTACCGCCGATCCATTACTTGTGGCGTAATGACTCAAGGTACCCGAAAACCATAATGTTCCACTATTTGCTCCTTTGGCACCGTCAAAAACACCAATTCCCTTGTTACCAGTTTCATTTGAAACCGTAACTGTGTATCCATTTTCAGTCGCGGGCGCGCTCTGGGCACTCGTCAAAGCCACCCTCGGGTACTTAATAAGCTTTTTCGACCGACTAAACTCCGTGACGACATTGGAATTAAGCTGAATCGAAGCGACGTTCGCGTCGTGGTCGCATTCAATATGTAAATTAGACGTATGACTCGAGTTCCCGGCCCCGATTTCTATGCTCATACCCCCGATCGCGAGATTCGATGAAACGTAGGCGTTTCCAGTTATATATAAATTCGAGCTGGGGTTATTCGAACCGGTAACCCCGATTCCTAGACTGGTCGTTCGCGTATCGAATACGATATTCGACGTGTCGCCACGGAAAAGGACCCGTTTCGTGCCCTGATACTCAAGTATTCCGTCCGTGGACATATCTATTATTGGGGGAGGTTAAAATTTTTGGGAAAAATTGAACGGTTCTTGCAAAGTGGGAGGCACTTTGGAGGAAAAGTCAACTGCTTAGGCAGTTGGAATAGATGGCCAAACGGGGTTCGCTGGATCTTCGGTTACTGAAGGAAGATCGCGGAGGGCTTGACGGTACACTTTCCATTCATCGATCTTTTCTTGTGGTAAAGGTGAATCGGATACACTCACAACCCAATCACATTCTGAAAGGCGGAGCCTTCTTTCACCTCTAAACATTATCCACCGAGATTGAATACGATTTTGAGTTTCTGCTTCGAGTGCTTCAGTATCTACCGTAAATTCTATTTCACCGGTTTCCGAATTACGACCAGGTATTACGAAATCTGAGTTCATTTCCGGTGGAACTATGACATGTTCCAAATCAGAAGATCTAGATTCTACGTCGCTCTGCATACCTCTAAATCTATCTACAATTTCTAACGTTTCTGGAACGAGGGAGACGTACGCGTTCATATATTATGCAACTGAAATTAATTCACCCGAAAAATATGAGTGTGCTCTATAAATTGTAATTGACGCTCCCCCGCGTCCACCGAACCCTATTTGCCAATTGGCTGGGACATAAAGATCGATCGTCCAACTGTTTCCCTCCGATCCATTCGAACTGAATATAGTTTCATCACCTTGGTTCGATCCCCCTAATATCTTCCAAGGTGCTATATCATCCCATGATCCCCAATTAGACGTTCTATACCACAGACTTATTTGACGGCCGGAAGCGTTATTAAAAGGTGTTAAAGAAAACCTATAGTGACCCGTTACAGGGGCTGTAAAAGCTCCGGTAGAAGTATTATAATGACTACCCACATTGTAAAACGTATTTCCTAAAACGACCGGACCACCACTGAATGCACCATAATTTGCGTCACCACTATTAGAATAAGCGGAAAATCGAGGTTGGTTATTATATTTTAAATAACCTGAACTATTTATAACCAATTTATCAGTGTTTCCCTGGCGTATATGAACCGACTGACCCGATGCAGAATTTAACATCGTTTGTCCATTTGATTCTTGTAAAAGTGCGTATGCCCCTCCATCATTACAATCAATATGAGCGACAGACATATAATTAGCATGACCGCAGTATCCTACAGCAGAACGACCGAAATACGAGGTCGTATCAGTATCATACCCACTTCTTGTCGATCCATTTACGTCCAGGGTCGCATTGGGTGAAATGGTTCCCACACCGACCCTATTATTTGCGGCATCAATTTTGAGTGTATTGGTATCAAAAGTCGCGTCACCGGTGAACGAGGGTGCGTTTTGGAGGACGAGTGCACCACTCCCTGTAGACGAAGTCGTACCAGTACCACCACGGGACACTGGGAGTGTTCCAGATCCTATATTAGCCGCGTTGAGTGCTGTAAGCTCCGAACCATCTCCTAAGAACGAACCCGCGGTCACATTTCCGGTAACTACAACGTTCGCAGTCGTAACAAACCCTGTCGTCGCGTTAGAAAATTGGACGGTATTAGACGTCACATTTGCACCGGGTCCAGAATCTGTTATTGCTTGAAGGGTTGAAGGAATGCCAGAAATATTACTCCCGTCACCGTACAAATAACCAGCTAAAACATTCCCACTCACAGTCAAATTAGAAGAAACGTATGCGTTCCCCTCCACGTGTAAAGTCGCGTGAGGGGCATTCTCCCCAATTCCCACTTTACCAGCACTCGTGATACGCATTTTTTCAGCACCCGCGTTCCCATCGTTCACTGTAAACCGAATATGCGCCCCCGCGGGTGTGTTGATATATGTCGGTCCAGCCGCCGTTTGTTTAAGCGCATACTGTGCTGGGCTGTTCCGCTCAAAGTGGGCAAAAGATGCATGATCAGTGGTACCCATGTAGCCCACGGCCGCTCTTCCGAAATAAGAGGTCGTATCCGTATCATGACCGGCACTCACGTTCCCTGTAGCCACAATATTACTCGAGGCGACGAGGGATGTTATCGCATTTGAAAATTGTACCGTATTTGAAGTGACGTTCCCTAGGTTCGTCACCGCTTGGAGTGAGTGTGAAGAAGCAGCGGAAATCGTGTTGATATTCAGTGTACCACCCACGGAGAGGTTATTTTGGGTGATCACATTACCGAGGACATTTACAGTGAGTTCTTTTGTGAGATCGTTCGTGACCGTCGCAGTATCGAGTGGATCGGCTGTGTACCCAAACGTGAGTTGATCTGCGAACCCATCTCCCGTTCCATGGTGAATGATCGCGACATTTCCCGTCGTATTTTGCATGATGATACCCTTATCAGTCATCGATGATGCATTATTATTGGCGATCCCTATGATCGCATCGTTTATTAATTTTGTTTCGGATTCAACGATAAACTTCTTACCACGCATAAAGATATTTCCCGTCACGTCAAGGTTAGACGTTATCACGGTAGCATCACCCGTCATCGTGATAAACGAATCCTTTAAGAATTTATCGGATGCGACGTATGGAACTTTACCCGCGGATAAACCGACGACCTTAATATCACCCCCGACCTCTATGTTCGCTGTCGTCACGAGTCCTGTCGTCACATTCGAAAATTGAACGACATTTGTGGTGACATTTCCATTATCCGTAACACCTTGAAGATCCGTCACGATACCGGATAGTTTACTTCCGTCACCTTCGAAATAGGAGGCTACGACATTTCCATTAACCGTTAAAACGTTTGCATCCGTATCCCTGACGTATAGGTTTCCACCCACCTGTAAAGTATTACTCGTGAGTGTGTGGACATTACCTATACCAACATTACTCGCTATGTACACGTCATTATTTGCTCCATCAGACCATTGACTGAGCGTACCTGTAATCGCAGTCGGAGGAATACCGGTTAAGTGTGACCCACTTCCAATAAACTTAAGTGCGTGGACGTTTCCCGTAGCGACAATACCCGTCGTCGCATTTGTAATTTCAATGGTATTCGAGGAAACATTTCCCTTTCGCGTGACGTTTTCAATGTTAAGGACAGTCGCATCTGCCTCGAGTTCGCTCGTGACGTAAATATTACCACCTGTTATGAGTAAATTTTCTGCCTCAAGATTCGACGTTCTGAGCGTCGCGTTCGTGATGTCGAGAAACCCAGTTGGTGAGTTAATCGGCATTTCGTCTACTATGTGTTGAGGTTTTTTTAAGCGTTTTCGAGGGCATCGAGTCGTGTGAGAACTGATGCGAGTTGCGTTTCAAGTGTAGTAACCTTTTCCTTCTCGGCTTGAAGCTGGCGGTCGACCTCTTGGAGGGCGGCTGTGGCGACCGTCCAGATAGCATCTTTTTGGACAAACACAAAATCGTCGACCCGTTGACCATACACAAACAATTGGGTCCATTTGGATAAGTCTTCCTCGATCCGTAACGAATTATCATCTATTACCTCGGTGAATGTGATGAAATGTTCTGTATCGCTTTCGTCGAATACTTTTAGGACTTTTGTACCACTCTCGAGGGTAGACGTGTCAAAGTTGGTAAAGGTAATCACACTCGAGTCGGTAGATATGTTCACCATCTCATAAATGTTCGGAATGGAGTCCTGTCGTAATTGCGTGGCGTACGACAGAGTTTCACGAACCTCTTGGGCGATGAAACCCCATACGGGATCGGTACCACCCCTAACCACGTCTTTATATTTGTACCGTTTAGGTTTGAGGAGTCTGAGTGTTTCTAAAGCCGGCCCATCCTCAAGATCAACTATATCTTTCTTAATCCTTTCATCCGATGCAGTTATATTTGAACGATGGGAAGCGATATAACTACCCGATACAATATCATGACTCGCGTGAATAGAGATTCCAGTTATCGCGAAGTTGTTGTGCGTTTCATAATTGCCACCATTAGCCCAAGTGTTAAAAGATGAGGCTGATGATGCACTCAATGCCCCTTCTTGCCCATTTACCTGAAGCTTGGCGTGTGGTGTCGTCGTCCCAATTCCGACGTTGCCGTTAGGTTTGATTCGCATCTTCTCAGTGGGATTTGAGCCCTGACTTGTGGAAGTTCTGAACGAAAGAATACCCAGAGCACCACTATAATTCGGACTATCATGTATACCGACAATCTCCGAAGACATGTGCTGGGTAGACCAAGTAAGGTCATCCGCTCCAAATTGGATACCACCTATCTCCGTCCCACCCGTCGTATATTGGCTATTACCGTTATTTAGGGTTTCAAATCTCAACCTAGGACCTAAACCAGTTCCTACACCTAATAAGTGTAAATTTGTAGCTGGATTCGTCGTCCCCACCCCGACCCTATTATTTGTGGTATCCACGTGGAAGGTGGGTGTATCCACTGTGACATCCCCACTGAAGGTTGCTCCTCCAAACGTTGTGGGGACTGGAACGCGTGCAGCATCTAGGGTTCCAGTTGTTATTTTTGCTGCGTCTAAATCCGGAACGCGCGCAGCATCTAGGGTTCCAGTTGTTATTTTTGCTGCGTCTAAATCCGGGACGCGTGCAGCATCTAGGGTTCCAGTTGTTATTTTTGCTGCGTCTAAATTCGGGACGCGTGCAGCATCTAGGGTTCCAGTTGTTATTTTTGCTGCGTCTAAATCCGGGACGCGCGCAGCATCTAGGGTTCCAGTTGTTATATTAGCCGCGTTAAGTGCGGTCAAACCCGCCCCACTTCCCGAAAAGGTCGTCGCTGTTAATGCACCGACATTTGCCGATCCGTGAACATCTAACGTATACGCAGGTGCATCCGTCCCTATTCCTACTTTCGATGTGGTCGTATCTACGAATAGGTTAGCAGTTCCCACCTCTATATTCGATACCGCGTTAAAGGCTTTCGTCACGTTATTGAAGTTAACCGTCGTCGCGGTATTTGCGCTCGTCACGATATTTATCTGGTCAAGAACGAATGTCGAAGCTTGAACGTTCCCGCTGTTCACCCTGAGGTGGGCATTGTTGATATCGAGAAACGTATCGATGCCGTTCATATCTATTATTTAGGGAGGTTTTTTTAAACTGGGGAAACCCGAAGGGTTTCGTCTGTTTGATACGGGACAAGTGCTTCGCACTTGGAACTCTTTTTCTTGCAAAGTGGGACTCGGCACTTTGGAGGAAAATTGTTTATTGAGGGGCGACGGGCCAAACCGGGTTAGCCGGGTCTTCTGTGTTGGAAGGAAGATCCCTGAGAGCTTGGCGGTAGTCCAGCCATTCTTGTTTCTTTTCGGGGGTGGCGTGGGGGTAGTCGATGGTGGCGACATAATCTGTTTGAGCGAGAAGGGTGTTCCGCTTGGTGCGGAGTTTCTTGAGGGGTTGGGCATCGATGAGTTCTTGGAGTTTTGCTTCGAACTCCTCTTTTGGAGGCTTGGTATAGCCTTCAACAACTTCGATGGAATTCCATGTGTCATCAAATCTTATAACTTTTGTTTCGAAACCCATAGAGTGTATCGTTTGATATAATAACGATGTTAAAGTGATATGATTCATATAACTACCGAATAATTTATTATCCGATGTAATGACCCGTAAATCTGTTATATCTACCGTGTACACCCATAGTACTATGGCTATCTACAATAATCTTAATAGTATCTCCTATTTCCAAGTATGGGATTATACTACCCGAAAGCTTCAAATGTGCATAGTCGCCGTCGACATCATCTCGTCCATCATACATTTGTGCGTCAAGTTCAGAGTTTACTCCATAATGAAGACCATTCTTATGCCATTCCATTATAAATCGTACATCGCTAGAAGACCCAGTCCATACCCCCATTACATGCACATGAAAAAAATAATGACCTTCGACTGGAGCTGTAAAAGTAGTTCCATTTAATCCACTACCTTTGTTTAACTTTACCAAGTTCCAATTTATATAACTACCAACGGCTGTCGTCGACGACGCTACACAGTCAAATACTACCGGACATCCACCCATGATATCCCCCCTCACATCCAAAGCCGCCCGAGGCTCCGAGGTCCCAATCCCCAAACGCCCAGCCTTTAGGGTCATGGACAAGTCCCCGTGCCCGAAATACTCCTTCTGGTAGGCGTAGAGTTGGTAGATCTCGTCGGAGGTTAGGGCCCGGTTGAAGAGGCGGAAGTTCGCTACCGAACCTGTCATTGGTCCTCCTGATAAATTAGTAGGATATATACCGATCGATAAACGAGAAGTGTTATCTATGATACTAAGTGGCGTTGAACTTTGTGGTACGTTAACCTGTGTGCCGTCGATGTATATTTTTCTCGCATTTCCATCATATGTCCATACACCAGCGTACCATCTATTCGGTTCGATCAGGTTTTCGGCGGTTACCGTAGCACTGGCCCAAAAATCAAAATTAATACTCCCCGTGGTATTGAAATACGCGTGTGGCGTCGAATTATTACTTGGGCTATTGTCCGTTCCATCGGTAGTTCCAGTGAATCCCCATAGTAAACCACCGAGAGTTGTGAAATTAAACCAACACGCCACAGAAAAAGACCGATTTCCAGTCCCCGTTGTTACGGTCGATGTTATGTAATCCCCGGTCCCATCAAACGTGAAAGCCTCGTCGGTGACCGACGTGTTCCCACCGACCGTGCCATTGTTAGCAGTTCCCACGGGCTTTAGATCATTCACTGTGGTAGAACCATTTGCCAATCCCTTCGCATCATAGTAGACCTCCAACCAATCCGTGTTGGGAACGTTGGTCTTGGACTTTACGGTCACATCAGTCCCGTGAGCTTCGGGATCGTATTCGGGGACGCCCCAAAATTCGAGTTCCTGACAAGAAGCATATCTGGATAAGGAATTTCCAGAACCACTCGCCGTTTCGGTCCATACAAATCTAAAATATTGATAATTATCAACCTCTTTGTCGATATCAAATTTGTAAAATTTGTCGTAATATGCGGTCCACGTGTCATACACGATTCCCGACCAATTTTTTAACGTTGTCCAGTTTGTTCCGTTATTCGAACCTAATACGTACCCAGCTCGAGGAGCTCTATGGGCCATGGCGTGAGCGGAACCACTCAGTATCAGGAAATTAACGTATTCGAGACGAATTTTAGTAGGTAATTGAATCTGAAGCCATTCACCGTAAATGGTATTTCCATTCTCAAGAGTCATGGTCGTATTAGCTGAACTGGAAGTTGGAGCCCCAGATGCATTCGATCCACCCCATAAACCATCATCACCAAATGTATCCGTATTAGCAGATTCCCATCCAACCCCCAGAACATATGGTACATTGACCCCCCTATTATTAAATACCCTGAATGCGTGATAGTTAGTATCATGTGGGTATTCAGAGTGAGCACTCGCTACATACCCACCACTTGAATTCGCAGTCATAGCCACCCTCGGATACTTAATAAGCTTTTTCGACCGACTAAACTCCGTGACGATATTGCTATTGAGTTTGATAGCAGCCGTATTAGCGGTTTGGAGCATGTTTACGTTTGAGACCACGTTCAAGTCTGAAACGTTCCCACTCACGGTCAAATTCTCACTGACGGTCAAATTAGAACTAACGGTCGCATTCCCACTGACGGTCAGCTCACCACCCACCTCAACGTTCGCAGTCGTCACGAACCCTGTCGTCGCATTAGAAAATTGGACGGTATTAGATGTCACGTTTCCGTTATTCACGATCTGATCTAAATTGGACGCGATACCCGTAAGCCCTGATCCATCACCGATAAACTTAAGCGCGTGTACATTACCCGTAGCCACGAGTCCCGTCGTCGCGTCCGTTAATTGCATGATATTAGACGACGTATTCGATGTACTCAAAATATCGTTAAGCCCGTAGGACGCTACGATCGAAACCTGACCGAGTGTGAGTGAAGACATAGCGGCATTACCCGTCACCACGAGCACATCCGACCCATCATCATCCACAAACAGATTGGAACCGACACTTAAATCATGCCCCGGATCCGTGTTAGCAATTCCCACATTTCCATCGAAATATACTTCATCCAAGGTAACGTTAGACCATTGACTAGATCCACCGCTTCCACCGCTTCCTCCGGAAGGTGTAGCCCATACAAGTGATCGACCGGTCCCAGTACCTGAAATCGTGAGTACTTGACCGTCTAACCCTATCGGGAGTTTCGCGAGTGAATCTGTTGCGTCCGCGTATATAATAGCACCTTTACTTCCCGTATAAAGTGCCTCAATTCGCAAGGCATTTGCACTTAAATCGGTCGCGAGTGCGAGTGTCTGACCATCGACAGAAAGGCTGGTAGCGGTTAAAGCACCGACATTCGCCGTTCCGTGGACATCTAAATCAAACGCTGCGGTCGTCGTGTTAATACCCACATTACCGGCGGAATAATGAATATCAGGATTGTTCGGCGACTGCCAAACGATAGATCCACTTCCACTTCCACTTCCAGTGGCATCTGTACCCCACTCTATATCCGTACCACCGGAATTAACCTTTAAAACCTGTCCACTTGTTCCTAATGCGAGATTACTGAGTACATTATCAGCACTCGCGTATATGATATCACCTCTCACGAACCCTGACGTAATTCCGGAAGAATTAGAAATGATCGTCGCCGTCTCTAAAGCGGATATACGAGTGACGTTATCCGAAAGATCAGTTTCAAGAGCCACACCTGTTAAGGTCGTTCCGTCGCCATAGTAACTACCTTGTGCACCGACCGTTATGTTATTTTGTGTCACGACATGTCCCCATACATTTAACGTGAGGTTGTTAGATGGGTCTTTCGTGATAGTATCGACATCGAATCCACTTTGTGTGTATCCGAGAGTGAGTTGCCCATTGTGTGGCGCAGCCGACGTTGTTCCATGATGAATCATCGCCACGTTCTTTTGGGGGTATTGCAACATGAGACCCACATCGAGCGCCGTACTCGTATTATTATTCGCGAGACCTATGATCCGATCGTTGATAACCGTATTCTCGGATGTTATCGAGTATGAGTTTCCGGATACGAATATATTACCCGTAACTTCAAGATTTGAAGTTATGATCGTCTTATCGGCCGTACGCGTTATATGTGAATCGCGTAACTGTTTATTGGAGTCCACGTAGGGGATGGTCTCCGCCGTCATTTCCCCTATATTCACATTACTTCCATCACCCGTGAAATAGGCCGCAGATATACCACCCGTGGCCGAGACCGAAGCTGCGGTCACAGCACCAGTGGCCGAGACTGAGGCTCCAGATACAACACCCGTGGCCGAGACTGAGGCTGCTGTCACAGCACCACTCGCTGCGAGTGATGTTCCTGTATTCGTAAATTGAATCGCGTCTGATGTAATGGCACCGTTCGTGGTCACGACTTGAAGACCGGATGTTGTCGCACCACTTATCCCCGTGAGCTGACTACCATCACCTATGAATTTAGATGCTTCCACATTCCCCGAAGCGACCACTCGCCCCGAAACGACGAGTTCTGCGGTCGGTGAGACTTTACACGGTGAAGTATTACCCATAACACTGTGCCCCGACGTGGCACAGTAATAATATAAATCTGGTGCACCCGGTTGAACGGTTAATATTAATTTACCAGAAACGGACGAGTCTACACCGTCGGTATATTCAATACCACCACCATGCGTACCTTGAAGAGTTGTAGATAATTTGAATAAATGAGACCCACCCACACCCGACGTGTCAAATATATATGTTTGATGTTCATGTAATTCTAGTGCAGGTCTATCGAGATCGTCTATTTCAAAATAACTTCCAGGTGTTGTAACAACAAACGTCTTGGTCGTACCCATGGTCGCAACATTACTTATGAGTGCGGTGGTAGACGTGACGTTTCCACCGATCACGACATTACCAGAAGCAGTCAGAGATGTACCATTGTTGATAAATTGAACGGTATTAGAGGTCACGTTTCCATTATTCACGATTTGATCTAAATTAGACGCAATACCGGTTATACCCGTTCCATCACCGACGAACGCAGAAGCTGTCACGACGTTTCCTACTGTTAAGTTGTTTTGTGTGTAAAGATTTCCAAGTACGCTAACATTAATTTCGTTTGTGGTATCGTTGGTTATATCCGTCGCTTCGAGATCATTTAGTGTGTACCCAATCGTAAAATCATTTGTTCCTCCGTGATGTATGAGAGCCACATTCGCCGTGGGACGTTGCATGAGAATACCCACATCTGTAGTAGATGTCGTGTTATTATTCGCTATACCTATGATCGCATCATTGATCAATTTTGTTTCGGATTCAACTATGAAACGATCTCCGCGCATGAATATATTCCCCGTAACTTCAAGATTAGAACTGATAACCGTACCACTCGTGGTTGCGGAAATATATTGGGTGGTTGTTTCGAGATCTGTTATGAGATTTGCTTGGATCGTATTCGCAGATTGAAGTAAACCGATGTCAGAACCGTGATTGGTGTCCGCACTTTCCAGGTTAGATATACGAATCACATTATCAGCCAAATTAGACCAGATATGACCGTTAGACGTTTCTAGGTTGGATATACGAATCACATTATCAGCTAGATTAGACCAGATATGACCGTTAGACGTTTCTAGGTTGGATATACGACTCGCATTATCAGCCAGATTCGACCAGATATGACCGTTGGACGTCTCTAGGTTGGATATGCGAATCACATTATCAGCCAGATTAGACCAGATATGACCGTTAGACGTTTCTAGGTTGGATATACGACTCGCATTATCCGCTAGATTAGACCAGATATGACCGTTAGACGTTTCTAGGTTGGATATACGAATCACATTATCAGCTAGATTAGACCAGATATGACCGTTAGACGTTTCTAGGTTGGATATACGACTCGCATTATCAGCCAGATTCGACCAGATATACCCGTTAGACGTTTCTAGGTTAGATATACGCAACGCGTTATCAGCTAAATTAGACCAGATATACCCGTTAGACGTTTCTAGGTTAGATATACGCAACGCGTTAGAATCTAATTCAGAAGATAACGCAACATCTACACTTCCCACTCTGAGCGCACCAGATACTTCTACATCACCACTCGCCGTGAGTGAAGTTCCCGTGTTAGTGAATTGAACGGTATTAGAGGTCACATTACCATTATCTGTTATCGCTTGAAGGTTCGCGGCTACACCCGTTAGTCCACTTCCATCACCTATGAATTTTAAAGCCGTCACATTTCCAACGACATCCACATTTCCTGAAGCGATGAGAGATGTACCTGGATTTGAAAATTCAACCGTCGCGGATGCGACGTTTCCATTATTTACGACTTGCTCTAAATTGGACGCCAAACCAGTCAATTGACTTGCATCACCTACGAATCCTGAAGCTGTTATTATACCCGTATCTCCATCGAGTTTAATATTAGAACCGACACCCACGTTCGATTCCACGTACGCGTTTCCGTTTACGTGTAAACTCGCATGAGGATCGGGTGTCGTTATACCTACACGATTATTAGTGGTATCGACGAACAGGTGGGAAGAGCCTACCAAGAGGTTACTCTCGATATCGACCTTCCCTGAAAATATATGGCTCGTCGTCTGTACCATTTATATTAGCTTAGATAAAATGTAGTGCATTTTATGTGAGGTAATGATTATTGATTAAGTACGATGGCTTCTAATACAGCTAGACGCTCTTCTAAACTTTTCACCTTTTCCTTTTCGGCTTGGAGTTGACGATCTACTTCTTGAAGTGCCGCTGTGGCAACCGTATAGATGGAATCCTTTTTAAGGAACACGAAATCATCTACTTGCTGTCCATACACGAAGAGTTGATTACCGGCCACCACATTACCAGACTCGTCAATAGATCCAGTCAATTCTGAAAGGTCTTCATCTACACGGATACTATGTTCGTCCACAATATCAGTGATAGTGACTAAATGTTCCTTATCATCCTTATCAAATACTTTCAAGACCGCATTACTATCAAGGGTGGAGGTATC